GTTTCCCAGTCACGATCGCGTCCGCCCAGTCTTCTTCGGAGTTGACTTCTTGCCCATCTTTTCCGCTTTTTCCATCATTAAAAAAAAACCGTCTTGATTAACCTCATATAAAGCTTCCAATATTGTCATGGCTTCAACAGGGTTAAGGTTGCTTATGAATTTCTCATCTTTTTGAGTAACCGCTGAAAGCATTCCAACTAGTTTGTCCCAATTCTCGATAAGTTCATCCATTGCACCCATACCAGAGGTCAAAAGCTTCTGAAGAATGCCAAGGCCGCCAAGCACTTTAGGCAATACTCCAATCGTAATCGGGCGAATGACCATTTCCTCGCCTGCTACTTCAATCTTCTTCTCTCTGTCGTCTAAAACTTTGTCTAAACTCATTCTCTAACTCCCATTAGCCCTAGTGATTTTAAAATACTGACTCGCACCGCTAGGCCGGGTTGTGTCAGGCAGCAATATGCCGCTTATTTCTAAATCTTCAAAATCTTGGCTAATGAGGGAGTAAACGCTTGTAGGAGAGAGAAGCGCTTTATAGAAAACAACGGTGAAATCTGTGCAGTCAGCAAGATTGGTTCCCTTGTACGTTAGAGTAACCGGTTCGATCTTTTTAACGAACGGCTCTATGCATGTGTTAGTGGTTGAATTATACGAATAGCTGACCAAAAGTGATGTGTTGGTCGCAAGCGTTAATCCAGTTAAAAACTTAATTCCTATCGAGCTGGCTTCATAATCAGTTCCAGCAACTAGGTTAGTCATAGTATCTTCACGAGTAACTACTACACTTGAGGGGTCAACCCCAGCAGGGTCAAAACAGAAAAATGTACACGCCTCGATGACGTTATTGTTGTTCGGCAAGATGGCTCGGTCAACTACCGGATCTGGTGTTGATGTAATCAACTCTGACTTACCTGCAAAAGCCAAAGCAAGGTTTTGAGCTGATTGGCAGCTTATATTCATGCTAAATTCGACGTTATCAATCGTTATAGCCGCGCAGTCTGAGCTAAATTGAATCCCGGCTGGATCGATTACCTGCCTGACTGTAGAGGCAACGCTTACATTCATTGCAGAGATATTGCCCATAAAGCGGCCAGCAAAAAACGAGCCTTCACCGCCTCCGTAGCAATACCCAAAAGAACAACCCCAACCATATTGGCTAGGGGTGTCGGCCATGTAGACCTCACCCCTGCCAAAATAACAGCAATCTTCGTTGTTAGGCATTAAGCCGAAATACCTCTCTTAAAGATTCCATATTGCTCAAGTCCGTTTGCATTTAATTTGCAACCGTCTTTTTGAACTGTTCCACTTACTTCAAAAGAAGCAAACTCACCGTCACCAATAAAATCAATGGTGGCCGCTGGGCTTAGTTTCACTTTGAACAAATGAATTTTAAATGGTTTACAGTCAGCTTGGTTAACACCGTCGATCACAACTTCGTAATCGGTCGCGCCTGTCTGGAATAAGTCCAAGCAATCTTGATCGATTGGGGTGTAATCAACTTCAATCTCAGTACCAGCTACGATAGTTGACCCGTCAGGAATCAATAATCCAGTGCCAGTTAAGATATAGTCAGTTCCAGCTGTGTAAGTGGTTAAACCACCGCCACTCGTTACAACGGGTGCAACATCTGGATCTGGCAAGTTTTCCAATGGAACAAACTCACAAGTACCTTGAACCGTATGAAGCTCATCAGTAATTGCAGCCGCTCCGGTTAGTGCAGTATTTTCGCCCAACAAAGCACGGCTTAAGTTTTTAATGTCCCAACAGTTAAAAGTTAGGTTCAACTGAATATCGTCGATTTCTCGAACTGAACAGTCGACCCCACCCGCTTTAGACGTAAAGTCTCTTTGGGTAATTTCGTTCTCTGAAACCTCTACCTGCCATTGAGAGACGTTGCCGGCATACTCAAAAGCATTCGGGTTCGGATTTGCGGAAGTAGGGCAGAAATCAACTTGCTAGCGCAAATAAACTTTCCCTTTTCCAATAAAACAGCAATCTTTAACAGCCATTTCTGTGCTCCTTTCTTAAAACACGTACCTTGTTTCCCACAATGTGGGCATAATCAGATGACCATTATGCTCATCTGGCTCAGGAAGCTCGCAAAGTTGAAGCCTTTGGTAAGACTTGCATTCTGTCCCGCTTGCATCCACGACACTTTCATTAAACTCTAAAATTGTATCTCTAAGCAGCATTTCAAACTTAGAAGCCTCCATAAAGGAGCCTATTAAGCTGGTTTGCCCTCCAGAAACATTCTCTTCGAAATGATCTCGACATCCGTAGACGTTTTTAACAACCGCACAGATCATCAAACGATGAATCATTGGTTGCTTACAATCATTTTGACCATCGATCTTTTTAACTGGGGTGCTTTCCATAGGAATGATCCAAATAGCTGGGCTAAATTGGTTATCCTCATCAATGCCCCGATATTGAGCTTTGACAAAGATACAATCCCCATTAAGGTCCGGAACATCTGGCATTCCATGACCATTTAAAATGGTGCTGGACTTCAGATGGTTAACGAGATCTTCGAGGTATGGGACACGAATCAATGCGACCCCCCACACCCGCAATAACACTCGTCAGTAGGACAACAGCAAATACTTTTCCGAGGAAGGCATTTACTGGGCTGATCGGTGGCGGCAAAACATGCAATGTAGCGCTTAGGCACTTCAATGCAGTCTGTTCCTTGATAAGCCATGAGCCTGCCGCATTCGCACATCTTTTCGATTTCTTGCTGGTAATCCAAATACTCAGATTCAGCTTTGTGATCTCGTGCGCCTGCATTCACATCTAAACGGATGCAGTCATAAAGATGCTTTCTAGCGATGTCGGCGTTCCAGTGTTTTAAAACCGGAAACTCATAGCCGCTTGTTTGAAGATTTTTGAGTTCGCAAATGTCGTAACAGCACGACAAGATTAGATCCATTTCAGCGCAGCCATCATCAATCTTAGCCTGAACAAGCGTAGTGTTAACTGCGTTTGTTTTTGGATTAGATCGATCGCTTAGTTGAATGATCTCCTTTTGACCGAATCGGTCAATAAGGTCTTGTATCGTGCAATACGCCATTCTTACTTGTGCCTATCCGCAATGCGGTCGTACAACTCCTGAGTGATTTCCTTGCCTACAGTTACCGTAGTGCCTGGGCCATAAACTTTATAGCCAGTTAGGCGACCTGCAACCTTTGGATTGTTAACCACAATGTTGGTTTTCAAGGTTAATGTCTTCCCTTTAGTTGTCTTAGGCTTTTCTACGACCTCAACATCCTTCACCTCTTCAACTGGAGCTACTTCCTCAGAAATAGTCACTTGTTCTTCAGATTTCTTTGATGTCTTTTTCGTTTTTTTCTTAGCCATATTTTCCTTAAGTCAATGGGGGCCGAAGCCCCCGTTTAACCTCTTAGCAGATGTCCAAGATTGCATTTTGAATGATGCAAGCTTGCGAGTAATCTGCGACAACTTCTTTTACATATTCACCAACGCGGATTCTCCATGAACCGTGTAAGCCCATTGAAGGATCATACCAACGCATTACCAAAGCCGGGTTACCTGAGTTAACAGGGATAATCGACGTGGTAGGCTTCTGAATTTGGAAAGCCGTTTGCGCAGTGAAGCCGAAAGTAGCTTCAGGGCAATCAGTGCTTTCGAAATTAGGGTTACGACGAAACATGATAATGGAGTTGTTCCAAATATCTTGTAAGTTCGCAGGCAACCCAGTTGCAGCGTTGTCGAATTGGCTGTCAGCAATGCACAAGTGATCCAAGTTGAACATGGAAGCGAACTCTTCACGAGAGATCATTCCACGATTGTCAACGTTACCCAAAAGGCTAGGGATCTTGCGAAGAACAGTCCATACTTTGTAGCTCATTAGCATTCCGTTAGGTCTGCGTCCTGGTTTACAAGCCATTCTGTTCGTGAAGAACTCTAAAGGATCGGTTGGAGTAGTTGCATTGTTAAACTCATTGCCAGTAAGGTCATAAACGTCGGCTGCGTCATAAGCAGTTACGTCTAAAGCCAAAGATGCAGTACGCAACTCACGTTGAAGCATTAGCTTGTCGAACAAGTAACGAGCGTTTTTACCTACGATGTCGTAGTTAACGTTGTCACAAGGCGAACCGTTTGCATTAGCCATGTCTGTTACAGGAATTTTGATCTCAAGACCGTGGCCTTCAGTTTCACTGTTAACAAATTTGGACTCTAGCATGTTGATTTCATGAACTTGAGAGCAAGAACCAACGAAGTCATTTACGACTTTATAAGGCTGAGCTTTGTCAAATTCAGTCCATTTAAATTTTTGCGATGGTACGTTGATTCGAGGAAACAAGCAGTCCGCGATATAATCGCTTCGACAGTTACCGTACTCTTGTACCAAGGCGGTTAGATGTGCATCATATTCAAAAGATGTTTGTCCCATTCTAAAAACCTCCTAATTAGGGTGCAACAATTCGATCTAAGCGAACTGCAATGATTTGATCCGTAACACCATCTTCAATTGCCTGGCCAATGACATGGTCACCAGCGGCGGCAACAGCACCAAGACCACCAGCACCCGCAGTGATAAGATCACCTTTGGATACAGCGGCACTTAATTTGATTTGTGCTACACCTTCTACTTGAACATCAACTCTTTCACCGGCTTCACCACACTGAATAGCTACGCCATGAATCAAAGTTGATCCGTCGACGGCTGGTTCAATGTCATGAGACTCTGCGGCTCCCGCAGTTGAAAGAATTACTAATCTATTTGTGTCGAGATCCGGAGCGTCTGCAACCGGAGTTAGAGAAGGAAGAATCCGGTAATTTAGGATTTCGCCCCCTTTAGTTTCACTATACGACATGAGCAATACCCCTTTCATATAAGTATTATCAATAGAGCCGCTTAGGGCGACCCGCCTAGTGTCTAAACTAAATGTACGGCGCTTTTAGATCCACGGAGCGTACCGAATTATCACTAGTATATAGCAGACTTATTTTTAAGTCGCATTTTTTGAAAGCTTTATGCGGTTTTTTCTTGATTTTTCTCTACGTGATGCCAGACCCAAAGCTCTTGACGTTCGTTGAACTTCTCATCATGTTCAATCGAATCTTTGGTATGGTCATCATCGCCCAATATCTTGAAAAGCCCATCAATAAAGGGTGCGAGAAGATATTTGATATACCATTTGGGCTTATTTTGATGCATAGCCCGCCCAGTACGACTTGAAATGGTCTCATCTGGGAACCCAGCCCAGAAAGTATTGGCATTTTGGTCAACACCAATCAAAAGACCCCATCCATAGTCCCGACAACGCTTAGATCGAAAGAGCTTGCCAAAGACAACGAATAATACCCCTACAAGAACCTGCACCAAGGCAGGTATTAAAAAGATCGCTGTAACAATAAGAATATTTAGGTGAAAAAGAATATCTTTGAAAATCTTCATGTGATTTGCCCCAATATAGATTGTTTCACGGTTACAGTACCGCCACCACTGACCGGCAACTCAATAGCCAAATAGGCCAAGATTGTTTGGTCAGTTTCCCCGTTGATTGCGGTTAAAAACTCTTCAGTGCCCTTTTGCTTGTATTTGTCCACTTGCTCATAGTAGTGGTCAAAGATCGCATTTACATAAGGTTCAATAGGAGTTCCTTCAGCACCAGCAACCAAATAATCAATAATACGCTCCCTACGCTTGCGTTTAATAGTTTCTGCTTCATATCTGTTAAGCTCTTTTACTATTTCCGTCTTGGTTAGGCCAACTGTTGAGTCTTCATTGTACCAATTGAATTGTACTTGAAGGCCAATCAGCTTTCCATTTACGTCGACCACATCCGAAAAAATCTTTTCAACTGTTAGCGCCTCATCAACCGGAGATAGGTAGTAAGCCTTGGTCTTACGTCCTTTGTCATAGCTGGGAGAGCTTTTCTTTAAGCCAATTGTCGTAAAGTCTATGGCTTGGATGTCATATTCGTTGTAACTAAGCGGAACGTGTCGATAGATTCTAAGCATTATTTCCCCACCACCACAATTTTGATTTTTCTGGCTTCCCCAAGGTTCTTAACTTCGACGCTATTGTTATTGATCTTCTTCACTTCGAAATCAACGTTTGGCTGAAGCATTCTTTTATAAGGTCCAACCACAGTTCCAGACAAGACCTGCAATTCACTAAGAACCCAGTAAGATGGGTTATTAGAAGTCACACATCTTACCCCATAGTATCGATAGGCTTGAGAAGGAGTTACTACTTCAGTGGTTGGATTCGGATTCGATGTCTGAGTATGTCCAGTTTTAGAGAAAAGAACGTCATAAGTGGCTGCGCTTGCGTCATTTGAACCGATGAACTCCCATGCTGTAGCGATATAGGTTCCATTGGTCCAGTCATACATCTTAAATTGGTTTACCGTCTGAGGTGACCCTAAATCTACCCCAAATATGCACCCTACTGTCTGACCTACGGCTGAATTGTTGTAAGTCAGGTTTGTAAGGTTTCCATCCCTCATATTGTTTTCAATTGTAGAGCGGTTTAAGGGGTCCCAACCGGTAGAAGTGCTTAGCTGAGTAAAGTTACCCGTTTCGTAGTGTTCTGGATCGTAGCAAGTTATTGTTTTTGCTGTGGTCATCTGTGGATGAGTCACATTTTTGGTTTCATCTTCTGCATACGACTGTTCATCGGTAAAAACCGATATAGATTCATCAATTGCATAATCTACATTATTGATTGGGGTTCCATCGACTGTCTCAATCAATATCGCACCTGAATCTACAAGTGATTGAATATTGGTTTGAACCCCGGCAATATCTTCATCCGGGTAATATTCACTCAAGTTCATGGTTTGAGGATGAACCAAAGTCAAAGTAGTATTGTCCGACCACAATAGACCAGTTATTTGAACACTTGCTGGGCTGCCTGTAGTCGTTACAATCACTGCACTCTCTCAATCACAATTCCCGAAGCTTGGGTTAAGGTGGTTGCCGTATTGGTAATCGTTGATGACTGAACAGTCACAATATCGTTAGCTGCTAGGTCTAAGATAATCCTTCGAGAAGCGGACTGTTCACCTGCGGCCGTTGTTCTGTGGTAACTCCAAGATTTAGAACCCGCCACAATCGCCCCGTTCACATAAAAGTCATGTTGAGCTGTATTTCTAACGTTGTTCGGGCTGTCAGCGGAAACGGTATACTCAAGCTTATATCTACCAGCATTGGTCACTTGAACGCCACCACCTGAAATAGAAAAATCAGCGCTTGCAAACCTTTCTGTAGTCATTGGAATGGTCGTAGCTGCGGTTGTTATAGTAGTTGCCCCTGTTTCGTAGACTTCATAAACCATCGCAGCATTAGCTTGAAGTGTAGTTATCGCTGCGCCGTTTGCTGCCACTCCAGTAGTGTTTGCTGAAATATTAGTGTTCTGAGTCGTTTGCTCAGTTTGTAGAGTAGAGATGTCACTCGCATTTGTAGCAATGTTAGTCGTGTTGGTTGATATATTGCCAGTGTTTGTAGTGATATTTCCTGTGTTCGTAGCTATATTTGTAGTGTTCGTTCCAATGTTCGTAGCATTGTTCGCTATGTCCGTAGTGTTTGTGCCAATTGCGGTCGTATTGTTCCCGATATTGGTATTTTGAGTGGTTTGCTCAGTCTGGATAGTCGAAATATCGCCTGTATTGGTACTGATATTCGTATTTTGAGTCGTTTGTTCGGTCTGAAGAGTAGCAATATCGGTCTGGTTAGTTCCGATCTGATCTTTTTGGGCCTGAGTAACAAATTTGTTAGTCGCACCCTCTGGGATGTCGTCGGCATCATTCCAGCCACTTCCTGGCCCCAATGTTGGAGCGTTGGCAGCCATATCATTGTAGTCACCGGTGTAAGCAATGGTCGCAAGCTCAGTATTATCGAGGTCTACAATCGAAAAGTCTGTGATTGGGTTTCCATCAACGCTTGTTAGGGTGATATGGCCCGCAGCCAATAAAGCTTGAATGTCAGCTTGGGCAACTTGCAGGTCTTCATCATCATAAAACTCAGCAAGGTTAAAGTTAGTCGTAGGATGCGGCAAAGATAACGGATTGTTATCAGTCCACCGAAGGTTATTGATTACAACTGGGTCTAATGTTCCTGTGGTGGTTAATAGCATCTATGCAATCCTTTCTACGACAAGATTCGAAGCATCTGCAATAGTCTGGACATTGTCGCCAAAGACAAATGTTCGAATGTCGAGTATGTCACCGTCTGCGACGGTTAATAAAAACGTTTTATTTGCGGTTCCTTCACCGTTGGCCACTGTACGATTATAAGCGTATGACCTAGTTCGGGCTAATTCTGAACCATTCAAATAAGCATTTACGACGGTAGTTGATCGATCAGAATCGAGACCATCGGTGCTTACTGAATAAGAGACCTTTATCCTTCCATCGAAGGCCATAGTCACTTGCCCGCCAGACAATGAGAAATCCGTGTTCGGGTTCTCTTCGGCATCAAACGGTATGATATTTGGTGATGCTTCAACTTCAGATATGGGCGTTACAGTAGTTTCGTAAACCTCGTAAAGGGAACCTCCACCAACCACGCCAGTAGAATCACCGCAGTCAGCACGATCAAGATTAAGAATGCGTACATCGACACGATCACCAACACTAGCGCAATTTTGGATAACCACGCCCGTGCATCCCTGATCTTTCCCATCAACGAATTTACGTACTTCATACGATCCTAATGGGGACTCTATTACAAAGTCCCCATATTTTAGATCTTCTGTAGCTCTGAAGTTATGGATCGAGGTTTTTTTAGTCTCGTTCCAGCACCTCCGGTTAGGATTTGGCATTTAGCCTTATCCTTGTTTTTCTAGTAGCTCTTTGGCTTTCTTGAAAGACTCGTCTAAAGACATACCGGGGTTTTCAGCTCTTAGCTTGCGAGAAGCAAACTGGAGTCTTTTCACCTCATCATCACCTTCAACGGTAAATTTCTTATCGGCTTTGTCTTCGTTAAAGAGTTTGTCAGAAGGCTTATCTTCAACAACTTTGTTTTCCAAAGAGGTTTTGATGTCTGCCAAAGCAGCAGTGAACTTCTCGTCTTCCGCTTCTACAAGCATGGATTTCAAAGTTTCTGGAGCTTCAAGGCCGAACTCTTTGTAAGTTTCCTCGACTTTAGAAGCTTTTTCTTCGCGTTTGCGCTTGTCTTCTCTGTCTCGGTACTCTTTAAGCTCTTTCTTAAGCTTTTCGACTTCCTCTTTAAGCTTAGCGTTCTCATCGCCAAAGTCTTTATCGCCTTCACAAGAATCGCAGCAAGCGAACTCGAAAGCCTCTTTGGGACCATTCTCAAGCTTCGTTAGGAAGATCGCATAAGTATCTTCGTTAAACTTTTTGTCATTATCGTCTTTTACATCTTTTTCGATGATTTGTGGTTCAGCCATTTTAGCCACCCTTTCTTTTAGAAGCACTTCATTAGCGCCGTTAAACGCAGTGGTGCTTGTGTTTGAATCAGCTCCCAAAGGGGTTAAACTGACCTCTTTAATCATGCCACCATGAAAGATCGTCATTGGACCGTTTACTTCCTGTCCGTTGACCTCTCTAATCTGGCCTGCCTTAACTTCTTCTATGCTGTCCGGCTCAATGTAGACTGATTCCTGCATAGGGAATCCTTGAGTCATCAAAGCATAAAACTCATTGCCATGCTGTCCGTAAAGCACTCCGTTTGCAGTCACTCGATTGTCATCGAACGATAAACGAGCGTGTCCAGCGGGTGCATTCATGTCGTGATTAATCAAAACAGGAACTTTGTCCTTAGCCTTCATGCTATTTACATCAAAGATGAGGTTCCCCCAGAATGGGTGATTCATGATGGGTAAGCCACTGTACGCGGTTCCAGTGAAAGCTTTTTTCTTCTCTCCCTGGCCGTCTTCGTTTGCGAGTTGATCGAGTTCTTCAAAAGCGAAGCACAAGTCTTTAGCCTGAACTTTCTTTTCTGTGAACTCCATAGGCTCCTTTCTTTCCATAGAACAATCATTGCGCAGTTCTGGAAATACTCAAAGCAAAAAGCCCCGGCTTATAAACTAGTATGCCTACTTGTTATTAACTTTTTTATTCTTCGGTAAAAAGAGCCTGATTTTTCTGCCACCAGACCTCTGTATCGTCTTTCTTCTTAAAGAAGTTTCTCAAGAATGTATCTCTAAGCGAACGGGGCAATGACTTATTCTTTCTTCGAAAGTGTCGGTCAATGGCCGCTTGAGGATTGGTTTTGTCATGGTTCCAACCCTTATCAGGCTTGCCAACTTTCTGAATCTCTTCCAGTTGTCCTTTAGTCGTAGGTCCGCCCAAGTCTTTCAATTCATCCCCTTGACCTAAAGACACAACCTCACACCGGCAATTGATTCCATTAGGTGGAAGGTTGTTTGTCCAAAAGGCGTCGTCTACTCTTCGAATGACTCCGTCGAGGGCTTCGTGGTTTGGTCTTGTTCTATCGTCAAGGACCGCAGAGTATCTGAGATATGGGTTAATTGATTTGAGTTCTTGGGCGACTTGGAATGTTCCTTGGTTGTAGGCTGTTCGCATGATCGTGACTGGGAAAC